AGATGCACTTTTAACATCTATTAACATTCCATCTATTCGACAATCTTGATGTCCTACAACTCCATTTACTGTAACTTCCTTCTGTTCTTCTGTAACAGTATGTCCAGCTAACTTACTTAATGTCAATAATAATGTTTCTAATATATGTCCATATAAAAACTTAATTCTTGTTGGAGCTGGAAAAAGTTTCTCTTTATTTTTTTCTTTTATATCATACCAGATTTGTCTATCTGGTTTACCAATAGCTGATAATCTTAAATTAGTTGTTCCTGAAGGTTCTCTATATAAATATTCTTCTAAATGTCCTTTCATTTCTTTACCAAAAACATCTAATATTTTTTCAATTTCTTTTTTATCAAGTTTTGATTTTTTAGTTAAATCAAATAAACTATATATATCTTCTATAAGAGTGTCTATATTTTTCATACTAATAAAATAAGGGAGTAGCCACCGATCTAAAACTACTCCCTTATTCCCTTCTTATTTTAATATTTAGGAAGCAAAAGCTACTGAACTTGTTGCATCTTCTGATTTATATCCATCAACTACTTCAAAACTTTCTCCTTCTTCAGTATTATAAGGAACTAAGTCTGTTACTTGTACAGATTTAAGATCTGCAGAAGTTCCTTTACGACCTTTAAATTCCCAATCATATGTAGAATAAAGAACATTAACATCTGAACCATTACCAATCATAGTTCCAACCATTTGTCTTTTATTGGAATCTACTAAATCAGGAGTACGATTCATTTGACCATCTTTTCTACGAACTTTTCTTTTAATAGTTACATAGTCACCACGATCATCACCTTTATTTTTAACAGTCAAACCATCAGCTTTAACTTGTTCAATTGCTTTCTTATCAAGATTTCCTACGTCAACAGTCCAAACACCATCAGGATCAAATGTAGTATTTGGAGATGCGATAGATGCCCAATAAGCTTTACCACTAATTACACTCATATTTAACTTTCCTTTCACTTTTAGATTAATAAACTCTCTCCTCGAGAATTGGGAGAGAGTTTATTAAGATTAATTATACCAAAATTATAAAACATATTATATATAATGTCAAGCATTAATTTAATTATTTTAATGGGTTGTTGCCCATGTCTTTCCAACTTTCCATTCACAATCTAATTGACAATTTATTTTAAGTTTTTTCTGTGTATTTGTCATAGCTTCCTTAACTATTTGTCCAAATATTGTTAAATCTTTATTATGTACTTCAAATTGATATTCGTCATGGATGGAAGCTACAAGTTTGGCATCTGTTCTAGTCTGTTTAATTTGAGACATTATTTCAATCAGCCAATACTTGCAGACTATAGCTCCAGCACTTTGAATTAAAGTATTCAATGCACTATGAGAGCTTCTTATATAGAGTAACCTTCCATCCAGCCCTCGAATAAGACCTTTCTGTGAGGCATCTTGGACTTTATTTCGTAGTACCCTCAATGAAGACATATTCGATAGGAATCTATTAATAAGTTGTTGTCCTTTTTTAGCATCTCCACCAACTATTTTACCTATTTTAGCAGCACCAGCTCCATAAAGAAAAGCATATATAAAAGTTTTAGCTTGGTCTCTTGTTTTTAATCCTGCCATTTGCATATTAGAAGTATGAATATCACCTGTTAATAATTCATTTGTAAATTTAGTATCATTCATATAATGAGCTAAACATCTTAATTCTAAACCACTTGCATCTGTACCAACTAAAGAATAATTTATATTGTCTGCTACAGTCCAACAATCTCGACATTCTTTACCATAAGGAGAATAAACTGCAGGTATTTGTGCCATATTTGGAGAATGATGTGCCATACGTCCTGTAATAGTTTTAAGTGTCATTACTTTACCAT